TCACCATCTCCTCTAAGATCAGCACCACCTATCGATTGACCTAACGCACTTGTTTTTTGACTAATATCAAAATCTCCAGAAGCTATGTTAGCTGTGATAGCAGTTATAGTTCCATTTTTATTTTGGTCAGTGCCTGTTTCGTGTTGATAGTATGTTGTTATGCCTTCTGTGTTTCCTACAACATCAAAAGATGTATCTGTATCTGCATCATATTCTGCTGCATGAGGTTTTCCAAATACAGCGGAATCTTTCCAAACAGTTCTAGAAAGTGTTCCTATGGTCCAAACTGGTCTTTGTGGAGATGAATCAAAATAGTTATAAGTAACCTGTCTGTTTACAACAGAGGATGAAGATGTTGGATAAAACCATATAACTTCACCAAAAAGATTATTTAATCCGGCAGACACCATTTGATTACCAGATTCTAGATTAATATCATCGTAAACATGATCTTCTACTAAACAAGGTAGTGATTCTAATTTACCTGCATATCTAAAGAAACCATTTTCTGACATCCAATACGCAGAACCATCAACTTCTACGCATGCATTTTTTCCAACCAATCCACAGTTAGTTCCAACCTGCGCAAACGCGAAAGTAAAAGGTTGACCAACAAAACGTTGTGTAAATAATGCCGTATCAGTCCAAACATAAATTGCATCTCTACCTCTAATGGCTCCTATAATTTTTGATCCATCAGCCAATCTTTGTGTGCCTGCTGTATTAGTTGCTGTGGGTGTGTATGTATTTATATCTTCTTGATCCGAAAATCTAATAAACATTTCATCTTGTGTTTGTGCATCTCCAATAGTTGTTTCAGTTCCAAAAAATACTAAGTGACGATCCGGTGTAGATACCACCATGTGTCTTGATGCTGTTGGTGCTCCAGATATAATAGTAGCTCTAGTCGCCGTTGCATTTGATAATGATGAGTCCCATTCAAAACAAGCGTTGTTAGCAATTAAACAAATAGCTTTGTCACCAAAATTATCTAGTGACCACATACCAGGTTCAATAACTAAGTCTCCTGATGCAGCTTCACCCCAAGCTACAAAGTCTGATGTATTAGTAATCGTAGCGCCATCACTGTGTGATGCAGCAGTTGTATTTCTAACTCCTCTTGTTACACCTGTTAAAGTGTTTGTTGAAATACCTGTGTAAGATATTTCTTCAGTTCCTATTTTTATAAAATTAGTTCCTGTATCAGGAAACTGAGAAGCATCTGTTAGTACAATAGTTGTTGTTGAGTCATTAATAGCTCCATTTAAAGTAGTTGTAATTGCACCAGGTTCTTCTCCACCCCAAGATCCTAGGCCATATCCAAAACCTCTTGCCTGAACCGCAGGTCCAACAGGATAATAATGTTGTACTCTAATACCACCAGATGTCGTAGCTCCAGATCCTGACTCGTTTGATGGCATCGTAATTGTAAGAGTTTCAGGAGTTGGCACACTTGCTACCATAAATTTTTTATCATCAAAATCAGATGCACCAAAATTAGATCCTGTTATCGTAGAAAAATTATCTAATAAAATAATTTCTCCAGCTGTAATATTATGACTTGATGAAAAAGTTAGTGTTACAGTCGGTGATCCGTTGGTCGTGCTAAATGCACTTGTGAGCGTTGTTGTAGTTTTAATTGGATGTATGTCATAAAATACACCTCCAGAAAAAGCGTATAAAATTCTGTTTGTTCCTATGATTGCATATTTTCTGCCTAAACTATTTACATAATGGTGTAAACCTCTAGCAGCTCCCGTTAGATCATCTGTTCCTAATTGTTTCCACCCACCTATCTTTTCGGGTGTTCCGTATCTAAATCTAACATTATCGCAGTCTACCCATTGACCTTCTGCCGTAGTTTCTGAGATTTGTTTATTTATACCTGGCTGAAAACCTATTTTTTGTAACATAACATGGTTTTTATAGCATGTAGTTTAATTCTGGTCTATCAAATTTATGTTTATATTTAACCGTACTTTAGTGTCTGTTTGAAAAACAGCCTCATGTTCATAAGACCCATCAAATAAAACAATGTTGTTTTTAATAGAGGGCATAAAATGACTTTTATTTTTATCGTCATAAATAATAGTCCCACCATTATTTGTATTAACATAATAAATAGCCGTTATGTGTTTTTGAAGCATATCTGTATGACGTGAGCTTTTAATTTTTTTATGTGCTTTTGGAAACATATTACATTTTACTCTATAAATAATTAAATCTTTAAATTGACCTTTATTAATTCTCTTTATTTCGTTTACTAATTTTTCACCAATACCCCAATGATCACTAACAATTCTTCCTTCTTTATAAATATTATGATTAAAAAAATATTTTCCTTTATTGTCATTTTTAGTAGAAACTCCATCTTGATAAAACCATGAAAAATTATCAGAGGTTAAAAAGTTTTCTAACTCATCTGCGTGTTTTGGATTTAAAAAATTTTCTAATCTTAATATCATTATTCTTTTGGATAACCTATATGAATTCTTCCATCATATAAATTTGCATTTTTTCCTTCTCTATTATAATGTAAAAAAACTTGACCACATTCATTACCAGTAAATTTATCTCTCCAGTGTTCTAAATCACATCCAGAGTAAATCAACATATCTCCTGGTTTAAGATTAACTTTAATTTCTTTTCTATTTTCTGTTTTTAAATATATAGGCCAACTATCTCCTCCTAAATTTAACGTGGTAGAAATTTCACAACTTTTTCTATCTTTATGTCTTTTTAAAACACTACCGTAGCTATATAATCTTGTGTAAGAATAAGTAGGAACTAATTTTAAATTAGTTTTTTCACACATTGTAGGAAGTAATTTTAACAACAGTGTTTCCATTAAAGCATCTGAATAACAACAATAAGTTTCTGGAATAGGTATTTGATCATCTCCTAAAGTTCCAAACAATGTTTCATAAGGAGAAATTATTCTTCTATCTTTAAGTGATTGCAAAACTTGTTTTTTAATTCTTAAATAATTAAAAGCTAATAAAGCCATATCTTCACTAATTGCATTTTTTAATATTAAATATTTATTTTTTTTAAACGACATAATTAAAACTCATACTAATTCTATATTTTTTATTCATGTTGGTTTCTACATAGTGTTCCGCGTAAGATGGAAATAACAAAAAATCATTTTGTTTTGGTATATGTGCATATCTAGATGATGTCCACTGATTATAAATTTCTAAATTAGGAAAAGTTATGTCTAAAATCCCTGAGTTACTGTTCATAAAAACTATGTTGCCAGAATTTTTAGGTACACTTAAATAAAATACACCCGATAAGCAACAAGGAGAATGATTATGTGGTCTATTAAACGCTCCATATGGACTAACGTTAAACCAATAATTACACAGTTTTAAATTTTTAGTATATTGTAAAACTTTTTGATAATTATTTACCGACAAATTAATTAAATTAAATAATTCTTCAAAAGGTTTTTTAATTTTATTAAAGCTATCACTTTGCCAACCAACAAAATTACTGAGCATTCTTCCTTTATTTTTCTTTTTTTCTTTTAATACTTCTTTTATTAATTTTTTACAATCAATATTGAAATTATCTTGATATAAAGGAACAGAAAAAATGTTATTTATTTTCATGTAAATTTAGGTCCTGTGCACCACCCTACTAAAGAATAACGTGTTCCTTTAAAAACAGGTGTTACAGTGTGTGAATAAAAAGATGGAAAAAATATTATTGTTCCTTTCTCAGACCATCTTTCATTAAATTTTATAGTTTTTTTACTTTGTATACCTGATGGATTTATTAAAAATTGTCCTCCTACATAAGTTTCTGGATCACTTAATTGAATAACAAAAGATAGTTTTCTATCCTCATGTTTTTCTCCAGAATCTTGGTGCCAATCATAATGTTGTTTTAAAGAACCTACGTATTTAGTAAACTGTAGAGGTTCTACCCCTGTTATTGTAAAATTCCAATCGGCTTTTTTATTTATTTGTTTTATAAAAGGGTATATGCATCTTAATATCCAAGGCTCATCCAACCACACAACAAAAGAATTTCTTTTTTTCATTGATGTTTTTTCTTCAAGTCCTGTTCTTCCTAAACTTTGAGAACGATTTAATGCAAAATTTACAACTCGATCACAAAAATTAATTGGAATTTTTTCCATATATAAATAATTTTTTAAATACACGTTCTTTCTTTACCTCTATTTCTTTATAAAAAGAATTTCTATTCCTGCAGGTGCTCTTTTACAGAAACTTGATCTTCAGGTGGTTCTTTCCATTCTTGAGCTTCTTCATCCCAATATACATCAAAAACATCTCTTGATTTTTGTTCCTCTGTAGGTTCAACTGGAGCGTACCATTCGCCTTTTTCATAATTAAAAGTCCAACTAGGAAAAGGTTGTACAGGGAGAAAAACATCGTTTTCTGGATCATAGTATCCACCTTTTTCTGCGCCGTTTCCTCTAAATGCTTTTGATTGATCATCGCTTAATTTTGCATATGAATTTCCATTTTCATCTACTCCTTTTACCCAATGTTTATTGTGCCATGTGTTTAAAGAGTATTTTAAAAATCTTCCTCCGTTTTTAACAAAGTCACGATCTTTGTGAATTTCCATTAGATATGCTTGTCCAGTAGCTTCGTCCTCAACTCCATCTTTCATGTTGTTTTCATCTTTTACAACAGATGTATTTACTACTTTATTATCTTTATCTACCCATGCATAGTGTGCCATAAATTAATCCTTATTTATATCTATACCTTATGTAAACTACTCCAGATCCACCGTTAGGTGCGTTACTTGTAGGAACACCATTTCCACCTTCACCTGTGTTAGCCCCTTGACCAGGAGATCTACCCATAAAAGTTGCACCTCTAACCCCTGCTTGAAAAGTAGGGCTACCAGGTGCGTGACCAGGTGAACTAGAACCGCCTCCAGAATAAAATGAACCCATGTTTTCTCCACCAGTTGGAGTTCCATCTTGATATTTTAAATTATTTGTAACAAAAGTGATTGCCCCCATACCTGAACTTGGAGATGGGACACCGGTTAATAAAGATGAAGTACTAGAACTAGCTCCTCCACCACCGTTAGTACCAGCATTAAATCCTTCAGGTGGAGTAAAACTACCTTGATTTCCAGTTCCTGCAGTATTGGCTAGTCTTCCAGCTCCTCCGCCAGATCCTCCGTTTCGACCGTTTTGGTTTCCACCGCCACCGCCGCCACCGTTTGCGCTTATTGTTGAAAAACTTGAATCACCACCGTCTCCACCACTAGCTCCTCCACCACCGGGAGAACTTCCCGCGGATCCTACTACTATTGGATACGTTTGTGCGGAAACAGGAAGTTGTGTTCCTGATCCCTTATTGTCTGCGAAAGATACTCCAGAGGATCTATATCCTCCGCCGCCTCCGCCGCCCCCACGGCCGCCGCCTCCGCCGCCACCGGCACCACCGCCAGCTACAACGACATAGTCGACAACTGCACTCTCTGGGTCACCTGATCCTACAGACGACACAACAAAGTTTGCATCTGAATCAAACCTGTGTACTTTGTAATTTCCTTCTTCAGTGACTGTATCACCTCCAGTTGCTGATATAAAAGTTCCACCAGCAGATCCAGTTGAAGCAGCTATAATTCTTCCAGAAGAATCTACTGTAATGTCAGCTGTTGTAAAACTACCATTTGCGGGTTTAATAATTTTTGGCATTTTTTATCTTTCCTCCTTAAAATTAATCTACCATTTCTACGTATGAAACATGGAACGCTAAGTCGTTAGCAGCACCTGCTGTAACAGCGATTATATCTGTTTCATCTAAGTAAATTGGTCTAGCAATTAAATCTAATGTTGCATCTGCAGGCACTGAAATTGTGCTTGCAATTTTAAAATAAGTTGAACCATTGTCGTTACTAATTTCTACTGTCGCGTCAACAGCGTTAGTTCCATCAATGTTTGCTAATAATATCGTATCAATTCTGACTGCAGTTTCTGCAGGGACATCAATCATAGTAGTTCTGTTTGTGTCAGATAAACTACCCATAGCATTTTTAGGTGTAATTGTTGCTATATTTACAAGATTTGGTGTTGCCATTTTTTATTCTCCTTTTAAATTAATATCCGAAAACTAAAGACAATGCAATAGCTTTTCCATCTGTTGTTATTTTTTGAGTAGAACTAGTGCCGTTAGCATTAGTTAATTTACCAACTCCTGAGCCTTTTGGCACCAAAGTAAGGTCAATATTAGTGTCTCCTCCAACTGCTGAAATAGTAGGACTATTACCAGTTGCAGCGTTTGTTATGTCAAAATGGTTAACTGCAGATGCTGTTGTTTGAAATTGTAATTGTTCATTTCCGTTTTCGTCTCTAATTCCATGATCATCATCAAAATCAATCATGAAAGAATTAGTGTCTAAATTACCACCTAATTGTGGTGTGGTATCATCAACTACGTCTCCACCAAACTCAACAGCAACAATGTTTGGATTTGTGCCGTCGTCTGCTTTTGCGTATGCTAAAATAGTTTTACCATTTGCAATTGTAGCTGAAGTTCCTGATCCAGTTGCATATTTAAATACAACGTTTTGTGAACCAGAGGTTCCGTTTTTTAAAAGGTAAAGTTGTTGAACATCTAAAGGTATTGTTACGTTTCTGGATGCAGTTAATGATCCAGTAAATTCTATAACTCTGTGTGCAAGAGTTGCACCAGTTCCACCGTCAGTTACTGAAAGAGTTGTATCTCCAGAATCAGACACGGCTTGTGAAGCAGTTCCACCAAGAGCTTGCTCTACTAGTTGTAAATTTGTATTAGTTTTTGTCCCCCACGTACCAGCATTTTCACCGGTTGCTTGAAGTTCTATACCCAAAGGGCTAAATGTTGATGCCATAATTTTCTCCTACGCTACGTCCTTATATGTTATATTTGTGCCTGTTGCAACATCAGAATATGAGATATTTGATCCAGTGTCAACATCTTGATATCCTTGTATTCCAAAACCAGTAGAAACACCAAATCCTGCAACAGATGCAGTTGCAGCTTGACCTGTTAATCCCATTACAACTGGAGGAGTTAAAGATCCAACAGAAGCAGTCATAGACAATCCACTTAATCCTATAACATCTGCTGGAGACAAACTTCCAACTGCAGATGTCATTCCTAATCCTGTCGGTAAAATAGTAGGGTTTGATGTAATAGATGTATCACCAACACTTGTTGTTGCAGAAAAACCGGTTAATCCTATAACATCTGCAGGTGCTATAGATCCAACTGCAGAAGTTACTGATCGACCCGTAACTCCCATAACATCAGCAGGTGTTAAACTACCAAGACTTATTGTTGCGGAAACTCCAGATGGTACAACTGTTACATTACCAATTATTAAAGGAGATCCAACTGATGTTGTTGAAGATACTCCAGTAACTCCCATTACGTCGGCAGGAGAGATAGAGCCCACACTTGTTGTTGCAGATTGACCATCAAGTAGTATGGTTCCTTGAATACCCCAAGAGTTATCGTTCCAAGCTTGTCTACCCCAACCTGAATTTATTTCTGCTGAAACTGTTACAGAACCAATTGCTGTTGTTCCAACACCCGCGGTAGAAACAGATACATCTAAACTAGATTCTCCCCAATTTTCAAAACCCCAACTATCAGAGCCCCAACCTTGTTCAGGAAAAGATTTTACTGTTCCGACAGATGTTGTTGCTGAAAGACCTGTTAATGAAACAATTGCAACATTAGATTGCCATGAGTTTTGATTCCACGCTACGAGTGGATCATCTCCACCCCAAATTGATGTTGCTGACATAAGGAGGTCCTCCTTATGCTATCCTGATAATAGCGTTAGTTGCGTCTGCTGTTGGAAATTGAATTGTAAAAGTTCCACTTGTTACAGTTTTATCAGATCCAAAAGCTATCGCTGCAACTGCTTTATTAGACTCTGATGAATTGTATATTAAAGCACCGTTTGCTGTGAAAGAGGCAGATGTAAAACTTACATCAGAAAAATCACAAACAGCCGTTGTGCTATCAGTTGTTGGTGTAACGCTTGTAAGTGTTGCACCTCCAGAAGTATACGCTGTCCCTGAAGAATTTGTAATTTCGTTTGAAGTTGAAAAAGCTGTTGTGCTAGCACCTAGTGTTGCTGAACTTGTAAATAGTGCTATTTTAAAAGTATCACCAGTTGTGGCTGTAAAATCATGAACTCCTTTTAAAAGTTCTACTTTGAAACTTGTGCATATTGCCGATGTAATTGCCATATTATATCTCCTACGGGTTTACTGAGTTTATTGGTATACGAACAGTGCCATCTGTGTAGTCATCTCTTCGTCTTCTACCAACTTGCTCATTAGCAAACTTTTGTACTTCTTGTTTATATTTATTTTCATATAATGTCAACATATCTATAGGTCCTTTTAAAAACCCATATGCCTCTGATAGACAGCAATATAGTAGACCATTTGGAAAGTTAAGACTTATATAATTAGTGTCATTGTTCTCTAATAAAGCAGGCATAAAATTAAAATGAACTCTAAATTGATATGCTTGGTCTGGAGTTGGAGATACTATAATACGCCCTGAAGTGGTGTCAGATTCTCCTGTTGCTCCACCATACATTGCATAATATTTAGGTTTACCCCTTTTTGCAGACTCAGTAGAGGGCACATATTCTTGTAAATATGTGTAATCTTTTTTTTCTAAATATGAGTTAGCACCTGTTACAGCTGATGTAGAATCATAAACTTGTATACTTCTTACAAATAAACAACCTGCTGGAGCATTAACTTGATTTTGCCCTACAACAAATCCACCCGTTTGTTGTTTCCTATCAGCATCAATAGGAACATCTCGCATTATTCTGTATTGTGAATTTAAAATAATATTTTCTAAAACAGCATCTGTTAATACATTAGAATCTGTTTCAGTATAACTTCTAATTTGTGTTTTTAATCCTGATGCACTTAGTCCAGCCATTATCCCACTATCTCCTGACAAAGAGGACAAGATTTTCTAAATCTTGAATGTCCGTCACAATGTTCTTTTTTAACAGCTTCTTCGTCTTCATAAACAGGAACACATGCGCACTGTTTGATTCCTAATAAAGCACAAATAAAATTTTTAATATGTTGTATCATGCCGTTACTGTTACTGGTCCCGCTGATGCAGAACCGCCTCCTCCTACTTCAGTTATACTAGATGTTGTGCCTGTTGCAAAGGTATAATTATCATCGTTTGTTTTAGTAATTGTATACCCTGCTGCTAAATTTATAGTCGCTGCAGCCACTCCT